TCCGCGCCGTCACTGTCTGCGTCAACTACGCGCGGGAACTCGCCGTGACGATGCCGACCGTGCTGCCCCACGTCGAGCGGTGGTGCATCGTAACGGCGCCGCACGATACCGACACGATTCAGTTGGCCCGCCGGGAACCCAAGGTCACCACCATCATCACCAGTTGTTTTTGGGACGACGGTGCGTTCTTCAATAAGGGAAAGGCCGTGAGCCGCGGGTTAGAGCAGATAGGCCGAAAGGGGTGGTTGTTGGCCCTGGACGCCGACATCGTGCTCCCAGAGCGAATGGACCTATCCCAACTGGAGGAGGGGCGGCTGTATTCTCCGTATCGGAGGATGTGGCCCGAGTGGGGGCCAGCCGTGCCCCCCGAGAGCGAGTGGCCGCGGCTGCCCGAGGGGCCCGAGCGGCGCAACGGCGAGTGGGCGGGTTACTTTCAGCTCTGGCACTCTTGGGACCGTGCCTATGAGACGACGTCGTGTTACCCGACACATTGGCACACGGCCGGTGGTTGCGATAGCGATTTCTGGAAGCAGTGGCCGGGTTGTTACCGAGAACGGCTACCATTCGACGTGCTCCATCTGGGGCGTCACGGACAGAACTGGAAAGGACGGAGCGATGCGTGACGAAGACGATTTCCGACAATCCCTCGACCGACGCCGCACCGTGGCCTGCCTGCGGGCGTGCGATGGCATCTGCACCGACCACCTGGAGCGCTACGGGCGCCGCGCGTTCGTCCGCTCCTTGGCTCTGATCCCCGTGGGACAAGAGGCCGTGATCCATGACATCCTGGGTCCGCCCCTACGGCCGGATGAAAAGGTTGTGGGCTTTGTGACGTGTCCGCATTGCAAGCATACCCGTCCTGTTACCGAGGCCGACAAGCTGGCCCAGGCCGTGCCTAATTCACGTAAATCACCTTGACACTAAAAACTGCCTAGTCTAAGAATGGGGTAACTCGGCCAATGTCTGCTTTCCGTGGCGTAAACTTCCGGCGAAAGACAAGGCACAAAAACCGATGGCGCGTGCAGGTCTGCCACGAAGGACGGATTTACGAGATCGGCCATTATGCGACCGAGGAAGAGGCCGCCAAAATCTACGATGCGGCGGCCACGGAACTTAAGGGCGACGAGGCCCAACTGAACTTTGAGGACGCCGAACCGCTCCCGCAAATCACGCGATTTCAGATTCGGGAACGGATTCGGCAGATTGAGCGGAACTGGGCTGGCAACTGAGGCAGTTGCCTTCTCCGGGCTCTAACCCGACGACCTACCGCTCACCGCCAGCGCCTCTTGACCCCGGCTAGCTCAGGGGTGCGTCCGCGCCGTGTTGGCGCACCCACTCTGTCTAACCAGTCCCCGACATGAGGAGACCGATTGTGCCCATTGCCACCGACGATCCGGCCCAAGCATTGGCCGACAAGCTTTTTCAGCCCCAAGATGCCGGCGATACCGACACGTCCGACACCGACGTTGACAATTCGGCCGACGACACCTCGACGACCGACGATGCCGCCGCTGATGCCGACGCAAGCGATGACGGCGGCGATACGGGAGACGACCAAGATGGTCAGGGGGTCGCGGCCGATGAGGACGCCGCCTGGCTGGCCGAGATTGGTCAGCGCCACGGTTACGACCTGACCAAGTTCAAGGACCGCGACGCCGCGATGGGCGGGCTCATCAACCTCGCCAAGAAGCTCTCGGGTCGGGACGAGGAGGCACAGATCGGCCGGAAACTTATGGCGGCCATTGGCGACAGATACGAGGAGTTCGTTGACTGGGCAAGCAACCGGCAAACGGCGCAGCCCGCGGCCGTGCAGCAGGACGCCGATGAGCCGGATTTCAGCCAGGTCAGCCCAAAGGCCCTGCGGAAGATCATCGACGCGGGCCGGGCTGACGGGGCGACCTCCCAGGAAAAACGCCGGGCCGAGGCCGCGAACGAGTTCCTTCTGGATCGGATGTTGGCAATGGCAACCAACCCGACCGAGTACCTACGCCAGTACGGAATCGACCCGGAGGCCCAACAGCAGACGATTCAACAGCAGATGGCCGAGCGGGAAGCCTACCTGAGTCAGCAACACTGGATTCAACGGCATGGCGCGGAAATCTACCGCAATCCGAACGACCTGGAGCAGGGCTACACCCACCTTGGCGCCAAGGCCGCGGAGATTGCCAAGCGGATGATGGCCCGTGGCGCCCCGAATGACGTGGGGCTGTGGGAGGAAGCCCTTGGACTGGCCCGCGAATTGATGCCCAAGGCGACCCAGCGGAAGGCCCCGGCGGGTGCCAAACATCGGGCCGAGCCGGCAACGACCCCAGCCAGGAACGCCAAGACGAAGACACTGACGGACAAGCTCCGCGACGTCCAAAACGAGGACAAGCAGGTGGAGATTGCCGTGGAGCATTTTGTGGATTCCCTTTTTCCCGATGAGGAGTAACCGATACAGCGGGCGGCTTGGTAGCGAGGGCTTGCCCTTGCGTCGTCGGGGCCGAGTCGCACGTCCGCCAGGGGGCGGGACCTATCCTGACACGGACCCCAGCCCCCTGGCTATTTGACATTTTCCCCGACAAACGAGTACCCGACGGCACTCCCCGACTTTTTGCAACCTCGCACCGTGCGAGGTCCACCGTAACCCGTTTCACAAACGGAGGAGTGTCACATGGCAGGCACAAACACCTTGCCGATCCAGGCGATCGCCCGGCAGGTCGGTACGACCATGCAGGAGTTCGTCCGTGAACGGATCGAGCCGATCTACCGCGGATACGAGTTGCTGCCGAAGATGCGCGCCAATGGCCGTATCAGCGGCGGCCACGGAGGCGAGTTCCTCGAAATGCGCCCGCGCAAGCGGCGCAGGACCATCACCACGGGGGCTGGCAATGCGCTGGAAATCAGCTACCCGAACACCAACGTCCACGACATCGTGACGTTGCCCTACGTCGAGTACAAACTGGGTGAATCCTACACTCAGTTTGAGGACTTGGCGAGCAAGCCGCAGGCCGTCCGCTTCTTCAAGAAGTCGATGAACCTGGCCGCCGAGTGCGTCGATGACTTCATGGCGGACTTGCCGCCGAAGCTCTATATCGACGGCGTGGCCAACGCGGGTGACTTCCACGGTTTTGAGTCGTGGACAGGCCATACCGGCTGCATCAGCGACAGCGTGCTGGCAGACCCCAGCGACACCTACGCCACGAAATCCACGGCGCTTGGCGTCTCCGGGTCGTGGAGTGGCGACTACCCCGCAGGGGAGGGTGACACCGAGTACAACTGGTGGTCTCCCTTCCTGGTGGACTACAACAACACCCTTCTGGGGGGTGATGAAGCAAACTGGGCCCACCAGTGGCAGCAGGCGCTGAACTATGCCGCGACGTACATGTACCGGCTTCAGAAAAAGAAGCCGAACACGTGCGTCATGGATGCCGAGCTTCTCCTGGAGGCGCAGAACAGCCTCATCGGGGCTCAGCAAATCCGGGTGGATCGCACCGCAAGCGACCGCGACCCGGCCACTCCCCGGCTGTTCTACAACGGCATCGAGTTGATCCAGGAATACGGCTGCACGGCCAGTGCCGCGTACCTGTTCGACATCAAGGACGTCACGCTGAAGCACATGGGCAGCGACCTGATCCAGGTCAAGGAGGACTTCAGCATCGACGAGGGCGTTTACAAGATGCTCTTCCGGTGTTTCGGCAACCTGGACTTCAAGACGCCGGCGTTTCACTGCAAGTTGCTGGCCGTTTCGGCGAGCAGCTAGGACCACCCCGCGGGACTGACTCGCAGGGACTGACTCGCAGGGACTGACTCGCAGGGAGCAGTTACCACCAACCACCATACTCCATTTAGGAGAAGAAGCATGGCACGAAGAACCGCACTGCCCTTTCCCCGGGGCACGTTCAGTGATGACGGGGGCCTGGTCACCGTCGGCGACGACGTTCACAAGGAATGGGAGGGAAAGGAGTTTGAGGTCGAGGATACCGTCCACGGCTTCGCCCAGCCCGTTACCTTGCGGGTCGTCAAGAACGACTCCGGCGGCGACATTACCGTGGCGCGCAAGTGCTACAAGTACAGCCAGGATTCGCAGGGCGACATCGGCGCCCGGATTGCCGGTCTCGCCGGGGACGGCGAAGTTGGTCATCCCATCGACGACAAGTACGCCGTCGGCCAGACCTGGCCGGACGATGCACTCGGTTACGTCGTCGTGGAGGGCCGTTGCGACGTGCTGACGGACACCACGGCCAACGACCTGGCCGTCGGCATTGCCGTCCAGATCGCCAACGGGGGCGTGCTGGCCGACAAGGCGGACCCGGATGCCGGCGCGTTCGTCCTGGGCACGCTGGACAAGGAATCGTCCTATGCCGTCTCGACCGCCGCGTGCGTGATCGTCGGCAAGAAGCTGGCCCTTGCCAATGCGTAAGGAGGCACCATAGTGCTTCTCGATCCTGGTCATCTTCCGCTCTTCCCCCGGGATGCGAGCGGACGTGATGTGCCCGACCGGCTGAAGCCCGTCTTCGCCGGTCGGGCGCAGCTCCTTGAGCACGTGCGTCAGTTGGAGCTACTGAAGTCCGAATTGGTTCAGCAGGGCTACAAAGGGCTCTGCTCGGCCTGGTTCGATCCCGGCGAGGTGCGCCGTCATTTACAGCGGGCCATTGCCGCCATTTTGGAGCAGTTGCCGTTCCAGTTGTGCGTGTGCGGGGGATACGACGACTGCGAAATATGCGGGAACAAACGATGGGTGAACGCCTACGAGTACCTGACGGCGTTGAGCCCTATGCCCGGGCAGCCGTCATCGGAATCGTCCAGCGAGAGCGATCCGCCTACCTCGGTTCCGCATCCCGGCAGCTTGCGTGTCGCTTGATTGTTGAGGTCGGCGAGTGTGAGTTTCCGGTAGTCGGGCACGGGGAGCAGGCGGAGCGCCTGGCCCGGTGCAAGACGGGGCAGCCGGTGCGCGTCGAAGGCTGCCTGGTGCTCCACCGGTGGTGTACGTGCGACGGCCGGAGCAACATCGAAACGGCCATAGAGGCCGAAAGCGTAGGTGAGCCATGAAGCAGGCCGACGACCTGTTGCGGGAACTGGAAAACCTGGAGTTCGATCCGAAGAACTTCAAGCGGAACCTTAGTGACATCCTTGACTCCATACTTTGCGAGTTCAAGGGTCCGACCGGATTCGCCAAAGAGGTGGTCCTGTTGTACCGCACACCCAAGATTCCCGGCAGCACGAAGGCGGGCATCCTCACCGCCCTGTTGCGACTGCTGGAAAAGAGTGACGCCTACAACAATAGCGATGAGATTCCGGCGGAGTTTCAGACGGCCTTCGCCAAGCTAGCCGAACAAATGGAGAAACGCGGTAACGGCCATGGGCATTGACCAGGAACTTATCGACCTGGCGTGCGAGCGAGCCGCTCGGATAGCACCGGTCCGCGAACCCGGCCAAATCGACTTCGATGAGCGGGACCGGCAGCGGACGGCGGCCGTGCTCTACCAGTGGTACACGGAGGGCTTGCGGCTGATCCGTCCGTCGCCGACGCAGGAGGCGTTTTTGTCCTGCAAGAAGAAGCTGCGCGTGGCCGAAGGCTCCAACCGGTCGCTGAAGAGCACGGCGGGCGCCATCGAGTGCGCCCGCTGCGTGACGCACCAAGACCCGCACAACAAGTTTCCCGCACGAGGCCTCGGCCTGGTCGTGGCCCTCGACTGGCAGCCGCACGTAAGCGAGCTGTGGCGAAAGATGACGGTCGAGGGAGAGTTCAAGGTGATTCCCGATGAGCACACGGGATTGCCCCGGGCGGTGCGGTCCGACCCCAAAAATCCTACGCAACTAGACCCCTACGACGCCGCCTATCGGGAGAGGTGGAGCGATGGCGCCCCGCTGATTCCGCCCCGATGGATCAAGCGGGTGAACTTCGAGAGTATGTCTCCCCCGACGCCCCGGTGGGCCCTAATCGAGGGTCCGGGTTTTCGGTGGGAACTGGATTTCCGTTCGAGTAAGGGCACGCCGGTCCACGGAAAGCACTACAACTTTGCGTGGTTCGACGAGCAACTGATGAATGAGCAGTTTTTCTACGAGGCCATGCGCGGCCTGGTGGCGATTCACGAACCGCCGGAGCACACGCCCCGATTCTGGTGGACCGCCACGTCGCAGATCACCAACCCCCAGTATTTCGAGTTGAGCGAGAAGGCGGAGAAAGGCAGCTCTTCGGTCGAGACCTTCCGCTTCCTCATCAAGGACAACCCGTACATCAGCGCCGAGGAAAAGCAGGCGTTTCACGACGCTCTCCCGCCCGACGAGCGGGCTTCCCGGTACTACGGCGAGCACGCCTTGGTGGCGGCCCGCATTTACCCGGGATTCGATCCGATGGGCGCGCACGGCTGTGAGCCCTTCGAGATTCCGCCGACGTGGGCCCGGTACGGCGTTGTGGACCCCGGCCGGCAATACTACGCCACGTTGTTTGCGGCCGTTCCGCCAGATGAGCGGCACGTCTACATCTACGATGGATTCGTCATCAAAAACGCCGGCAGAGAGGCGTGGGCCGGCGAAGTGAAGCGGCGGCAACACACCGTCCAATTCGAGGCGTTTGTCATCGACCAGCAGGCGGGTCGCCAGCACCCGATGGGCGCTGAAGACCACGAAGGCGTTGCCCGGCAATTCTGGCAGGCCATGACCAAACAGGGCGTTGTCCCCAATCAGGTCGCCACCGGCAAGTGGGCCGGTTTCTTTCCCGGGAGCAAGGACATACGGGCCCGCGAAGAGGCCCTGAAAGGCTGGCTGGCGATTCGTGGCGAGGGCCACGTCGCCGGGACTGCGAAGCTCCAGATATTTCGGGGCCAATTCCCCGAACTGGAGAAGCAAATCCGGTATGCCTGCATGAAGCGTGACGATCCTAGCAAGCGCGAAATCCGGGAGGAATCCTGGGTGCAATGCTTGGAATACCTGGCAGACTTCAATCCCGGCTACCATTCTCCCAATCCCGTTACCAAGATCAACGAAAAATCGGCGGTCATGGCGGACTGGGAGGATCAAAAGCGGTATGAGCGTCGGCGCACCCTGGCGGCGTCGATGCTAGAGACGTTTCACTAATCCCCGAAGGAGACACGATGAGTAACCCCGACTTCAATGCGGAACGGCCGCTCCCGACGATCTACCCCGGCACGATGATCGAGGTGGGTCCCGACGGCTCAATGGACCAGAACAAGGTCCAATTCGGTTTTGTGGACGCGGTGTGCGATGGCCGCCACCCGCGCGGCCACACCTACGTCAACACGGAAGGCGGACTAAAGTTGGTCCCGTACCGCACCCTCGTCCACGTCGATGACCCAGAGTTGCACCGGCGGCTCGACGGCATCCGCGAAGACCCACACGTCGGCGCCTACCGGCTGTCGCACACGGAGGTGTCGATACGGCGTCTCCGCAAGGCAATCGAGGACCTCGAAAGCGAGCAATCAGTCCAGGGACGTAACGCGCAGGACGTGTTCGACGCCCTGGAACATCGGCTGGCGGAGGTCGAAGGGCAAATCAGCAACCTCGGCGTGGCTAAGCGCAAGCCCGGACGCCCCAGCGTGAACCCCGTTTCGGTGTAAGCGATGCCGTCAACGATCCGCGACCTATTGAGCCAAGTGGTCGATCTGTGGAAGAAACAGATCGAGCTCTGCCGCAAGGATAAAGCCGAGAAGTTCCAGAAGACGGCTGACCGCCTCTGGGACTTTTATGGGAAGCGGTATCGGAAGATCACGGCGCAATTTGACGAGGAGTTGTCCGCCGGGTTTCCGCACGCGAAGCCGCTCACGTACCGACCGTGCATCAACAAGAGCAAGCAGTTCGTTGACTTGTTCCTGCCTTACGTTCACTCGACGCTGACGCACCGGCTGGTACGTCCGCGGCGCCCGGAATTGCCGCCCGAATTGCTCCAACTGCCGCAACTCGGGCTGCAAAACCCGATGCTGCCGGAGAAGTGGAGGTTTTACGAGGGGCAACTGACCCTGAAGCAGGCGGAGCAGTTGCAATCGTGGCTTGCCGAATGGTGGCTAAACTACGTCCCGACCGAGTATGACAGCTTTGGCGAGCAGCGGGTTGCCCTGATCGACACCCTTGTTAAGGGGCGTGGCGTTGTCTGGCACGAGTTGATCGACGGCCCGACCGGTGAACTGCCGGCCTCGTTCCATATCCCAGTGGACCACCTCCTGATCGACGCTGACGCCCGAAAGTTTCGGGATGCCGGATTCATCATACGGGAGCGGTGGGAACCAGCTTACCGGCTGGCGGAAGAGTGGAAAATTGACGTGGACCTGCTCCGCGGCGAGGCCAAGAGTCATTGGGCACATGCCCAGGAGGATACCGAGCAGGTTTCGGAAGAGGACCGCAAAGGCGACTTGTGCCGCGTCTACGAAATCTACTCACGAATCGGCGTCGGACACCGGCTGCTGACGGCCAGTGACGATCCCGACCTGGCGACGCTTGGCGAAGCCCTGGAAGAGTTTGGGCCGCACGTCCGGCTGCTGATCGTGCCTCACCTCAACCATCCGCTCAATCTGAAGCCGGACGACGTGGAAGCCTACGAAGGCAGCGGGAGCATGGTGACGTTTCTGCGGGACCAACTGGCATGGCCGATCCCGTTCTTCAAGGAATACTCGAATCCATGGCCGTGCTCGCTTTGCGACCCATACCCAAATCCCAACGACGCCTGGGCAACCAGCCCCCTGGAAGCCGGCCTGCCAATTCAGGAAGAGCTGGACAAGACCTACTACTGGATCATGCAGCGCATCCGGCGGTCTTGCCGGAACTTGCTGGTCCTTTCCAAGGCATTCGAGAAACAGGTCGGGGACGCGATTGAAAGCGGAATGGACCTGGAAATGCTTTTCGTCAACGAGCAGAACGTCAAGATGGCGATTGAGCAATACTACTCCGTCATTCAGTTTCCCGACATCAAGCCTGAGATTTGGCGAAACATCGACTACATGGGCCGGGAGTATGAAAAGGCTACCGGCATGACGCCGCTCATGCACGGGATGCAGGACGTGGCGACGGGCAAAGATCGAAGCGCCACCGAGTCGGAGATCCGGGAGCAGCACACGTCGTCCCGGCCGGACGACATTGCCAAGGCGGTTCAGGACTGGCAGTCGCGGATTTCCTCGAAGGAGGGGCAAGCGAGCCGTCTTGCCGTGGACGTGGCGACGGTGGCGCCCATGTTTGGCGAATCTGGCCCCCCGGTGGACCAGGACGGCGTGGCAAACTACGAGGCATGGGGCCAAGCAGGTGCGATGGGTCCGCTGACAATGGCTTGGCTGACACTGGTGCAGACGGACGATCCGGCCGAGGCGGCTGCCGAGATGCACTACACGGTCGAGGCGGGCAGCGGGCGGCGCAAGAACAAGCAGTGGCTTCAGGCGGCGTCCAATGCCCTGTTGCCGCTGGTGCTCCCCGTGGCCCAGCAGGAAAAGATGGCGGGCAATCCGCGGAAGTGGAACGCCCTAATCAGCATGGTAGGCGAGGGCTGGGAGGCCCCGGTGGAAAAGCTACTGGACCCGGAGGCCCCGGACGAGCAGGCTGCTATGCAAGCCCAGATGATGCAACAGGCTATGGCAGCGCAGGGGGCGATGCCAGGCGAACCTCCTCCAACCGACGAAGGAGTGACCAATGCCCAGTGATCGCGTGCGGCAGCTTATCGCCGCCAATCGGCGGCAGTGTTTGGCCGAAGGGCCGGGCGCCCCGGCCTTCATCGGGTCGGATACCCGTATTTTCGGCGGGCTGGACGATGGGTTTGGGAGCGACCGGTTTGCCCGGCGTATCGCTCGGGAGCGTGCGGCGGCCGAAGGTTTTGATACCTCGGGATGCAAGTATTTTCCCGGGATGGTGCCCGAGGGCGGAGGTGTGGGCCACCGGCTGGGCTGGGCCAAGGACCGGGCGGACCTGGAGCGCAACGCCGACATGCTCCGACAGATCGACGGCGTAAATGTCGAACTGGACGGCATCGGCGGCACCAAGCGATTCTCCGCACCGGAGAAGCCCGACAGGCCGTACACGGTGGCCGAGGATCTCGTGCAAGACGAGGCGGATTGGTCGGTAGCCACTCAGCACAACGGCCGGATCAAGAAGGACGACTACGACGCGCTTTGCGACAACATCCGCGAAAAGCGGTCGGGGCGGGCCCCGGGAGACGACGAATGAGTGCCCCCACGGTCTACACGTACTACGACCTGATCGAGTCGCTGAAGGACTTCGCGGCCGGACACGGCTTCTCGGCTACGCAGACCGTCATGCGCCGTGCCGTACAGACCGCGCACCGGGAACTGGTCGCGGTGCGCGACTGGCAATGGCTCTACAAGCTGGGCCGGATACAGCTTGTCGCGGCCGTGAACGATGGGACCGTGACCTACGACCACTCCGGTGGTGTCTACGAGCGGATGCTGACGCTTAGCGGCGGCACCTGGCCGTCTTGGATCGAGGACGGCGTAGTGCGGATCGACGGTGAGACGATCAGTGCGGTGGAGTCGAAAAAATCGTCCTCCATCGTCACGCTCGACGTGCAACAGAATCCCGGTCAGGACGTGGCGGCCGGGACCAGCTACGTCGCCTACCGTCGCTGGTATCCGTTGCCCAACGACTTTGTTGCGCTGTGGTCGCCCCTGGAGGACGAGTCCTGGCTACGGTCGCAGTACCGGCCGATCCAGGACTTGGCGGCATTGGAGCGATACCAGGACACCACGGGCGACGTGCATTACTTTGCCGTCGGCTCGGCGCCGGGCCTGTACGGGACACACGCCCTGTACGTGTCTTGGCCTAGTGACGCGACCGAGACGTTGGACATCCCCTACAAGCGCCGACCGCGGACTCTGCGGTACTCGGGCCACGACGCCAACGACATGGCCGGGACGATCAGCGTGACCGCCGGCAGTACGGCCGTTACCTGCTCCGGGACCAGTTTGAGCGTTGGCATGGTGGGCTCGATTTTGCGGATCGGGACTGGGGCCACGGCGCCAACCGGTCTGGAGGGCCTGACGCCCTACGCCGAGCAACGGACGATTGTGGCGGTGAGTACCGGCGGCACGGAGACCATGACGCTCGACGCGGCCGTGGAGACGACGCGATCCGGGGTCGCGTACCGGATCAGCGACCCGATTGACCTGCCAGAGGATGCCTACGAGGCATTGCGAATGGGCGCGGAGAAGCACGTTGCCAACGCGAACCGGAAGAGCGTGAGCCGGGAAATGATGGGCATGATCGTTGCCGCCTACCAGGAGGCGCTGCACAACGCCAAGTGTGCCGACCATACGGTGTTGCAGCGGCGGGTGGCCGGTAGCTACCTGGCCTACGTGTCGCGGGTAGCGGATGGCACGTTAGGGGAGACCGTCGAATGAGCTCGATCTACTGCACGAAGGCCGACATCGAAAACCAGTACGGTGCCAACAACGTCAGCGGGACCGGCGGTTGGGCTGATATCGCTAATGATGGCGTACCGGCCACCATTACGGCGCGGATCAACTGGGCGATTGCCCGAGCGGGGGACGAGATTGACTCACTCATTTCCCGGCAGTGGCCACGGGTCCCGGTCGTCGATCAGGACGGGGACACACCGACGTTTTTGCGGGATATTGCGGCAGTATTGGCGGGTATCTACCTCTACGAAAGCCGAGGCGCCGAAGACGTGGACAATGAGGGCCGACCGGCCCACCGGCTTATGTACCAGCGGGAGTGGGCCTACAAGACCCTGGAAGAGATTCGCAGAGGCGACCGGATTATCCCCGGCGCCGTTTAGGACAGGAGACGATCATGGCGATTTCGCAATGCGAAAGCGACTACCTTGTGCCCGGCACGCTGACGGTCGGGACAAGCGTGAACCTACCAGCCGGCTCGCTACAGAACACGGACATAGAGGCATCGGCCGGGATCGACGCCTCGAAGCTCGACCACTACGAGACCGTGGCGGCGTTTCTGGCTGGACAGGCGGCATCACAGACCATCCAGGCGTTTTACGCACCGGCGGCCGGGACCCTGAGAAGCACGTTTCACGCCGGGTCGGTGACGCCCTGCTCCGGGGCGGCCGAAGTCGAGGTGGACTTGCAGGTCGATGGCGTCAGTGTGCTGGCCTCGGTCATTACCTTGGACAGCACGAATAGCGCCCGAGTGGCGGAGCAGGGCACGGTCCAGACCGCTTCCGTATCGGCGGGGAGCCTGGTGGAGGTTGTACTGACGGCGAGTCCCGAGGGAAGCAGTAACCTGGCGAGCGATGTGTTTGCCAGTTTTGGAATCGACTACACGTATCCGACGTAACCGATGGGCGCATTGGCCGACAACCCGATCCGATTGGTCTACAAGGCCCTATGGGACCTTGTGGAGGCGCAGACGCAGTTTACCGACGCAGTGCCTGCCGGCAACCGGATCAAGTACACGGGGAGCGACCCCCATCCCGAAAAGACGGCCCGGTTGCCGCCGGCGGACTTTCCCGAGGTCCGGCTTGTGGCGCGATCCATGAGGCCCCACCTGGACCGGACGAGTAACGGGGCGAGTTTGACGGTGGTGTGGGCCTTCCAGGTCAACAGCGGGAGCCAGTTGTTTGCCGGGTTGATGGACGTGGACTGGGCAATCTTCCTGGCGATGAGCACCTGGGCCAGCTACCTGATGAGCGATGAAGACACGCGCCCGACGTGGAACGATGAAGTCATTGTCCGCAGGTGCCGGCCGGTCCAGGTTGACATAGAGATGAGTGACACCGGCAAGGTGAAAGGCTGGCGCGATGCCTGGGTTGGCGAGACCGACCTGTGGTTTGCCACGTCCGACCTCCAGGCCGCATGACGTTTTCCCCGACGTTTTCCCGACGCACAATTTGACACTTACTTTCACCCACCCGTTAGTGCGGAGGGATCATCATGGCAGCTCATGCCGGCCAAGCAATGGCCATCGACGGAGCAGATACGGCGCGCGGATTCCGCATCACGCAGACCAGCGAGTCGCGGCCCTACGGTGCGTCAAATACCGCCCAGGGAGCGGGCCGCAAGTGCGGTAACGTGGACTGGCTGGGTCACTATTGGTGCTACGGTCACACGCCCGTGCATTTTCCAGGCGACACATTCACGTTTCAGGCGGAAACCTACGACGGAAGGGGCCTTCAGGGGTCGGCTATCGTCGAGCGGTTGCGCATCTTCTGGAATATCACCGAGGGTGACTACATCGCGCACGTTGTGGACTTCGCCCGCGTTGACGAGTTGACCTTTGCCGGCTCGGCCACCGATTCGGTCAATCCGTCCACGAAGGTCGTCTGCGCCCAGGGGACGAAGTTCACCTACGACGATGCGGAACTGACCGAGATCGACACGATGATGCTCGACTTCCGGTCGCAGAATCCGAAGCGCGTGACCAGCTCGACGAACGGCGGCGTGGTGCGGGCGCGGGGCAGCCTCGACGCCTACTGGCAGGTCAAGCACAAGGAGCATGACCCGTCGCAGTTGCCGACGCTCAACGACACGCACGTGCTGAAGTTTTACGTTAGCGCTACGGAATACTGGCAGTTGACGTGGGGCAAGGTTCTGGCGAGCCCGAACCAGTTTGGCGTGGAAATGGAACCCCTGGATTACATCGACAACACGCTGGCGGGTGCCTGGAATGCGCACGCCGATACCGGCCCGGGGAGCATCTTCGACCCGGCCAATGACCAGAAGTGGCCTTACTCGTAAGGAAAATCATGGCGGACGATTTCCGGCCCGAAGAGGACGTACCTCCCGAGGTGAAGCAGGACGAGGGTATCGCTCCCGAGGCGCAGTTTGCCATACCGCCCGAGTTGGAGGCGGCGATGGCGGAAGACCCGGTTGCGCCGGTTGAACTGCCCGGTTTGCCTGAAGGGGAAGGTCTTGAGCCGCCTCCTCCGCCCGATGCGATCCAGGGCGGTCTGGAGGCTCCCGACCCGCCCGTCCCCGTGGACGACGTGGGATGGCAGAATGCCGTTGAGCCGCCGGCCATGCCCGAGGAGGTGATGGGGTTGGCGGCGCCGGAGCCAAGGATTCCGCCAGGAGACCAGGGCGCAGAAATGCCCCCCGGGTTGCAGTCGCAGATACCCGACGATGTGGACGTGCCTCAGCAGGGTCCGGAGCAACTGCAACAGGCCCGGGCCTTTGTGCGCAGCCTGGGCCGCAAGCAGCGATTGCAACAGCGGGGGTTATACCGCGGGTCGATGCCTGACGCGCCGACAGCGACACCGTTTCCGGAGGACGATGCCGAGGAACCTATCGAACTGACAACGCCCGATTGGGCAGAGGACGGGGGGGCCCGACCTCCGATCCAGTCGACAACGCCCGATTGGGCGCGGGACGAGCCCTGGGAAGTCCAGGGCGGCGGAATGGGTGGCGGTGAGATACAGCCCCTCCTTGAACGGATGATTGAACTGCTCGAAGACATTGCCGAGAAGATCGAAAACGCAGGGACATTGAGCTAATGGGATTCACCGTGGACCATGCCGAGATGGTGCAGTTTCCGAAGGGATACTGGCACGAGGGCCAGTTCTTCGGTCGCCGCTTGTTGCTATGCGCCTGGGACGACATGAGCGCTCTGGCGGAGGAAGTGGCCGCGGACGGAAACAACCAGTGGCCGGTAGCGCAGTACCCCTGGGGCACGTCGAACGCAATCGTCCGAAAGATCGAATACAAACCGTACCCCGGCTCGCAACAGCTATCGTCCAGCGGTTACTACACGTCATACGAACATGGCCTGCTGCAAGTGGACTATTCCACAGTCGGCCCGGTTTACTATGGCGGGAATTGGATCAGCGAATGGCTGGAGCCGACGCGGGGCTATATCCAAACCGATTGGCGACACTTGGCCTGGGCTGCCGCCAACGGCGTTCCGCTTTTGCCGGGGGAAGCCCCAAGGGTTCCCATTTACGGGCTAAAGTACCGCAGAAAATACCATCGCGTGCTTGCGGTGCCAAGTACAGTGATGGACTATATCGGCTACGCGAACAGCAATGCCGTAGCGTGCCCGGCATTAGGTATCAACATCCCCCAGGAGAGGATCGTCTACCGCGGCGCCCTCGTATGACGTGGAGTACGAGTTTGAGTTCATGCCGGCCAACGTCAACAAGTTCTGGCGGGCCGGCAAGGAGAATGGTGACGGGACATTCGGCGGTTGGGACGACATCTATTGGACGAACCCGAATGGCGGCCAGTTGAAACCCTTCCCAACAACGACCTTCTTCGCATAACATGGACTCTAAGCTGCTACGAGACTGGCGTGCCGGTGAACGGTTGACCGCTGCGCACATGCAGGACATCAAGCGGGCACTTGGGCACACGCTTGAAGGGGGGACGGTTCTGGGTGACTCGGAGGGGTCGTCGGTAGTTGTGCCCAACCAGGACGAGCAGGTCATACTTGTCCGCAACCAGTGCGGAGCCGACCGGGTCGCGGGGGACGTGCTGGCGTTGAGCGCCGTCCATGCGGACTGGCAGGCCCCCGACTACTTGAATCGCTTCCAGTCCCAGGCGTACTACGATGGGGTTCAGCCGTCTACGTCGGCGCACACGTACAAGTACGCGGTGCTCTTGCAGGATGCCGGCACGGGGGTGACGGTGCCGGCGGTGGTGTACGGCGAGACGTATGCGAAGGTCTACATCCAGGATTCGGACGACGAGTTTGC